TTAAAAACCAATTGCGAAATAATCTCCATATACATAAGTATCATTAGCAGATAACTTGATTTCAGTTCCATAAGCGTTAACTGTTCGCGCAGCAACCCAAGAATCAAAAGTATTCAACGTTCCGTTAGGCGCTGCTGACATCGGAAATATCCAATCACCAACAGGTGACATAAAAACCTTCAAACAACCATGCTTAAAAGGTGTTGGTAAAACAACCTTGTTTCTCGCTAACGGAGTAAAATTATGTCTTCCCCATTGAAGTATTAATCCACCCGGCAGTTGTTGATAACCATTAGGTGATAAATTACCAGGAAGTTGTTTATTCATATGACACTGTAATGAATCAGTAAACGTCTGATTAAGTGTTGCCAAATCACCATTATCCAAAACATCCTTGCCACACTGCGTGGACATAAAATTAGCCACAACAGAGGCTATTGTGGATGATTGACGTAATGCCTTATTTAATACATGCGTAGTAAGACCTACTGGGGGAAATCCAGTCTGCAACTCTGGACTATTTTCATATAAATATTGAGACACCACATTAGCACCATCTTTAATAGAAAATGCTTTAAAATCATTTTTATTACTCATTTATTCCCCTTAAAAAAATAATAGATTTCATTTACTAAAAAATTGATTACATAAGAATTTTAAAATACAAAGCTAACACCTGCGTGCAAACAATCAATAAATCTATTTTAACCATTATATTATTAAAGAAAATACACTAAAAAATTGTAATAACAAGGAAACAATATGATGATAAAACATAAGTTTAATTAAAAATAAGATTTTAAGAGTTAACTATATTTTTCGTATATAAAAAGGCTTATTTAATATCACTGATACTTCATCACGAAAAATAACAAATTTTTATTCCCAACCAAAAAATAAAAAACCATCTATGAATGTATGTTAAATTAATAAATTATCTAACCCTCTTTCATCTCTTTCTGTCCCCATATTATTTCAACTTCCAGTATAAATCTCTCAGTATAGAAACTATTGAAGATAGCTTATAGAAATAAGATATTAATAGATTTGATATATTTTCGATCACAAAATATTTAATATTTATTACTACCAATCATACATAATACATATAAATAGCCAGAAGATATTCCTCTATACTTATGGAACATAACATAAAACAAATATAATAACCTAACCAACAGACAAAATTATAATACTTTCGTAGCTAATATTTTTACACCATGTATTTTAACAATACTTATGAAAGATATTTAAAATTTCCCAAAATAAATAAGATAAAATAATTTACAGACGTGAAATATAAACATCCTGAATATACTTCCGATAACAATATGTTAAATGATTTATTATCACCAGTCATACAGAAATAATCAATCGTTTAAGTTATAATATAATCTTACGCTCCTCTTTTTAGAGTAGACTATAATTAGAATCAATCTCGATAAATTACCTATGCTATAACTTAACATGTTAATTATAACAGAACATTATTTTATTAAAGGAAAGTGTACATGAGTCCAAAGAATGATTTTAAAGCGTTTTCTATTAATAACAATGCCAATGTAGTGAGTCAAAAAGAATATGAAAAAAGCCAGAATTTACAAACTGGATTTCCACCAGAAGACATTACTACTCACGTGTTAAATAAAGCATTACGTCAATCGTCAACAATAGCCTCTGCCGTGGCTGATTTTATCGCGACACAATCTGGCGATGATGTTCTGGATGATGGCGATATTATTAAACTAATCACCCAGTTAAATAGAGCATTAGAACAAAAAATTATAACTAAAATTGCCAGCTCCGCATTGGAAAAAGCACAAAACGGCGCAGATATTCCTGATAAAAATACATTTGTGAAAAACTTAGGTTTAAATGAAGCTGCAAAACGAGAAATAGGAGTTGGAGTTAATCAGGTTCCAGACATGTCGTTTTTCAATGCAAATCTGAATTATAGCGGCTGGCAAAAATTACCTTCGGGTTTAATTGAAATGTGGGGGTTTGTATTAGTTAACGGCTATGGTTCTATCGAGGCAGGGTATTTAAATAATTTTCCAATCCCTTTTCCAAACGCATGTTTAAATATTGTGTTAGCTAACGGCGGTTATAACCCCCAAGACTCCGGAATATGTTCAGTACATGTAGTAAATCGGACACAGTTCCGATGTTATAGAAGTCTTACTAATCATGTTACGCCTGTTGGAGCATATTTTAGAGCGATAGGATATTAATTAAATAAAAATCAAATTGCCATGATCATTTAATTAAAACGGCAAAAAACTATAAACGATAAAAACCATATATCCAGCTAATTAAATAAGGAATTATTTCTACAACAACCCAATATGTTATCTATAAAGTTCATCACTTAATTTAAGGAGTATGATATGAGTCCTAAAAATGATTTTAAGGCTTTTTCTATTAGTCATAATGCTAATGTAGTGAACCAAGAAAAATATGAAGAAAGTCAGAATTTAAAGACTGGGTTTGCACCCGATGGTATCACCACTAATATATTAAACAAGGCATTACGTCAATCATCCACAATATCCTCTGTCGTCGCTAATTTTATCGCGACACAATCTGGCAATGATGTTCTGGATGACGGAAATATAGAGAAACTCACCGCTCAATTAAATAAGGCGCTGGAACAGAAAATAGTACCAAAAATTCCCGATGCTTCATTAACACAGAAAGGTATTGTTCAGCTTACAGATGTGGTTGGTAATAGTAATTCACTCGCTGCAACTCAGAAGCTTGTCTCTGATGTCAATGATAATGCTAACAATAGATTAGCCAAAAACCAAAATGGGGCGGATATTCCCAATAAAAATGAGTTTGTGAAAAATCTCGACTTATTGGAAACAGTCAATTTGGCGAAAAATGCTGTGCCGAATAGTAGGAAAATTAATGGTAAGGCATTGACTGGAGATATTAATTTAGGGGCTGGCGATGTGGGAGCATTTAGGCTCGGATTAACAGGAAAATATTCTGTTGATAACCAGGTCCCGTGGAATGTAGATTCAGGATCATATGACCTACTGCATCCGAAATTTAGTGATCATGTTGTGCACTTCTATAATGGCGTTGGGAGTTGTCCAGCTTTTCAGTTGAAAGTGCATTACAAAAACGGCGGTATTGCTTATCGCTCAGCGCGTGATAATTATGGATTTGAAGAAGATTGGACTAGTATTTATACAACCAAAAACAAACCTACTGTAAATGAACTTGGTTTATCAGAAACCGTAGCATTGGCGAAAAATGCGGTTCCTAATAACAGGAAAATTAACGGCAAAGTGCTGGTTGAAGACATCAATCTGGAAGCCGGAGATGTCGGAGCGTATTCACGCTCGGAATCTGACAAGCGATATCAAAAGAAAGGCCCTAATCAGGGATGGCAAAAAATAGGGGCCGGTGGAGACAGCGGAAGTAGTATATTACTGAGTCAGGACATACGAGGAAGATGTATATATTTACGTACTGGTAGCCCAGGTATATTTTTACCTTTACAAATGCCTCCAATCGATAATATTTTGGTTGGCGCCGGATATGGATCAAGAGGATGGCTCGTTGTGCATTCGTCAGATGGAGGACTAAGGTTATCTATAGTAAACAAAGAGGATTGCCCTGACATTACAGAAATTTATATTGCTGATTAGAATTATGGGCTGCATGGCAGCCCTTTTCCCATTTTATTTTTTAAGGGATAATTTATTCTCCTATTTGATAAAGATATTTGTCTATATTTATCGAACAAATACACAAAAAATATATAACAATCCAACCAACAGAAAAAAATAATATTATTTTCGTAGCAGATATTCTGACACCCTATATTTTTAATAAACCTTGTTTAAACTATTTAAAAACTCACAAAAGAGATAAGATAAAATAATTTCCAAATATAAAATATAAATATTTCGAATATGTTTTAGATTACAAGATATTAAATGATTTATTGCCAGCAGTGATACACAAATAATCAATCATTTAATTTATAATGTAATCTTACTATCCTCTTTTTGGGGTAGACTATAATTGAGATTAGTATCGATAAATTACCTATACTATAACTCAATATATTAATTACAAAAGAATATTATTTTATTTAAGGAAAGTATATATGAATCCAAAGAATGATTTTAAGGCGTTTTCTATTGGTAATAACGCTAATGTAGTGAGCCAAGAAAGATACGAAGAAAGTCAGAATTTACAAACTGGGTTTCCCCCAGAAAATATTACCACTCATATATTAAATAAAGCATTACGCCAGTCGTCCACAATAGCTTCTGTTGTAGCTGATTTTATTGCGACAGAATCTGGCAGTGATGTCTTGGATGATGGTAATACAGCCAAACTTACTACACAATTAAATAAAGCATTAGAGAAAAAAATTACCACAAAAATTCCCGATGCCTCATTAACACAGAAAGGTATTGTTCAGCTTACAAATGTGGTTGGCAATAGTAATACGCTGGCTGTAACTCAGAAGCTTGCCTCCGATATAAATGATAATGCTAATAAAAGACTAGAAAAAACGCAAAACGGCGCAGATATCCCCAATAAAAATGTATTTGTGAAAAACCTGGGACTAAATGAAGCCGCAAAACGGGAAGTGGGAACTGGAGTTAATCAAATCCCAGATATGTCGTCTTTCGGCGCAAACTTGGTTCAGAATGGTTGGCAAAGATTACCTTCAGGTTTAATTGAAATGTGGGGAATAGCACTAGTTTCTCTCGGTGGAAATCCTAATGGCGGATATGTTAATAACTTTCCAATACCATTCCCAAATAAATGTTTTAGCATCACATTAACTCACAATGATTGGGACCCCGGAGCAGCAGGAATATTCGGGGCATCTGTAGTAAGTCAGAGTCAGTTCAAATGTTACAGAAGTTCTACCCCTCATACGCCTAATGTTTATACCTATTTTAGGGCAATAGGATATTAATTAAAAAAAATTAATTTACTATGACAATTATTTAACTAAAATTGGCAAAAAATTATGAACGATAAAAACTATGTATTCAGTGCGTTAGATAAAGCATTCTATCCACTATCATTACAACAAGATTATATTCAAGCAGGCTCATGGCCAAATGATCCTATATCTGTAACTGATGACATATTCCATCAATTTTCAGGAGTACCGCCAGAAGGAAAAATACTTTCTTCTGGCGAAGATGGTCTTCCTTGTTGGGAAGATATCCCACCCCCAACAAAAGAGGAGTTAATAACTATAGCTGAAATCCAAAGAACACAATTCATATCTCTTGCAAATGAGAAAATAACGCCGCTTGCAGATGCTGTAGAACTTGATATAGCTACAAATGAAGAAACACTATTACTTAAAGAGTGGAAAACATACCGCGTGATGCTTAATCGCGTTGATACTTCAACGGCCTCTGAAATTGATTGGCCAATTCCTCCATTATCGTAATTAACAAAAAGGCCGGGAATAGGATAATGCCCGGTCTTTATTATTTTGTTTATTCAGATATTCGTGACCTTTCAATATTTATTACCCATTTCTCGCCATCTTATTTACCAAAATCAATGACAAGTTATTTTAATAAGGGATTACAGAATGCCAAATCCTCTTCTACAGTTAAAAAGTTATCAGAGGTTAAATATAAATAGCCTTGATATACTCTCGATTAGAAAACATTGAATACTTATTTACCCCCAAAATATAAAAATAGTTAATCTTATTAGGAATAATAACAGTCCGCTATTTTTATCCTGAGCTAGACTATGATAGGCGTTAATCACGACAAACCATCCAAATAATAACCCAATGTATTAATTACATAATGATATTACTTAAGGCATTTACATGAACCCCAAGAATGATTTTAAAGCGTTTTCTATTAGCAATAATGCTAATGTAGTCAGTCAAGAAAGATATGAAGAAGAGAACAGTTTGAAAACTGGGTTTCCATCAAATAATATTCCCACCCATGTGTTAAATAAAACATTACGTCAATCGTCAACGATAGCCTCTGTCGTAGCTGACTTCATCGCAACACAATCCGGCGATGATGTCCTCGATGATGGTAATACCGTTAAACTCAACACTCAATTAAATAGAGCGTTAGAACAAAAAATCATAACTAAAATTTCCAATTCTGCATTGGAAAAAGCACAAAATGGCGCAGATATTCCTAATAAAAATGAGTTTGTAAAAAATTTAGGTTTAAATGAATCAGCAAAACGAGAAGTGGGCACTGATGTTAATCAAATTCCAGATATGTCGTTCTTCACCAAAAAATTGGCTGAAACCGGCTGGCAAAAATTACCTTCAGGTTTAATTGAAATGTGGGGAGTAGCATCAGTTAAAGGTAATGCTATTTCCCTACCTGGCACTTTAAATAAATTTCCGATTCCATTCCCAAATAAATGTCTCAATGTCACGTTAACTCATCTTGGTACCGCTCCTCAAAATGCCGGGATATTCTCAGTAATGATGGTCGACAATACTCAATTCCAATGTTTTAGCAGTATTCCAAATTTACAAATTCCTGTAGCAGCATTTTATAGAGCAATAGGGCATTAATATGAACGATAAAAACTATGTATTTAGCGCATTAAATAAAGCATTTTATCCGCTATCATTACAGCAGGATTACATTGAAGCAGCCTCATGGCCAAACGATCCCATATCTGTAACTGATGACATATTCAATAAGTTCTCGGGAATACCGCCGGAAGGAAAAATACTGTCCTCTGGCGAAGATAATCTTCCTTGTTGGGAAGATATTCCACCCCTAACAAAAGAGGAGTTAATATCTATAGCTGAAATCCAAAGAGCACAATTCATATCTCTTGCAAATGAGAAAATAACGCCGCTTGCCGATGCTGTCGAACTTGATATAGCTACAAATGAAGAAACACTATTACTTAAAGAGTGGAAAACATATCGTGTGATGCTTAATCGAGTTGATACTTCAAAAGCCCCAGAAATTGATTGGCCAATTTCACCATTATCGTAATTAACAAAAAGGCCGGGAATAGGATAATACCCGGTCTTTATTATTTTATTAATTCTGGTATTTTATAGCTATTCAATATTAATAATCATTAAAATATTAAATAAATTCAGTCATACCACATAATTCCCCAGGTAATAAATGAGACTTTATTAAAAAAATATAACCCAACATTGATATCTTCATATCAGCAATGAAATTCATATTATTGAGCAAGATTATACATACCCACTATAGATAATTAGAGCAAATAGACTTAAATAATAGCAATCACCCAACCTTCTCAGACCACAAATGGAATTAATAAAAATCATTTTCAAATATCAAATGCAAACATTTCAGATTACAAATCATTAACATATTCATTACCATCAATTATATAAAAATAGTTAACCCTATAAGCTATAAGAATATTCCATTATTCTTTTTTCTAACTAAACTGTAGCTGGCGTGAATAGGGAAAAATTATTTTTATAAAAATTCACTATATTGTTTATAAAATGCAGTACTTAATTGGAGAAAAATATATGAGTCAAAAGAATGATTTTAAGGCTTTTTCTGTTAGTGACAATGCAAATATAGTGAAGCAAGAAGCATATGAAAAAGAGCAAAAATTGCAAACTGGATTTCCAACAGGAGATATTACCGCTGAACTATTAAATAAGGCATTACGCCAGTCGTCAACCATATCCACTGTCGTCGCTAATTTTATCGCAACGCAATCTGGCGAAGACGTTCTAGATAATGGGGACATAGACAAACTCACCACCCAATTCAAGAAAGCCTTAGAACAAAAAAACACAACAGAAATTCGCGATGCCTCATTAACAGAAAAAGGAATTATTCAGCTCACAGATCAAATAGGCGACAGTAATACACTCGCTGCAACTCAGAAGCTTGTTTCTGATGTAAGTAATAATGCTCTGGCGAAAGACCAAAACGGCGCAGACATTCCTAATAAAGCTGAGTTTATAAAGAACCTTGGTTTATCAGATTCAACAAATATAACGATAGGGAATGGTGAAAATCAGGTACCTAATATGTCGTTTTTCACCTCTAACCTGAATCAGGTCGGATGGCAAAAATTACCTTCGGGTTTAATTGAAATGTGGGGAATAGCATCAGTTAAAGGCAATGCTTATGCCGAACCTGGTGCTTTAAATAACTTTCCAATCCCATTCCCGAATAAATGTCTCAACGTCACGTTAACTCACGTTGGTAATGCACCTCAACATGCTGGCACATTTTCAATAATGATGATCAATAATTCCCAATTCCAATGTTTTAGCAGTATTCCAAATTTACAAATTCCTGTAGCAGCATTTTATAGAGCAATAGGGCATTAATATGAACGATAAAAACTATGTATTTAGCGCATTAAATAAAGCATTTTATCCGCTATCATTACAGCAGGATTACATTGAAGCAGCCTCATGGCCAAACGATCCCATATCTGTAACTGATGATATATTCAATAAGTTCTCTGGAATACCGCCGGAAGGAAAAATACTGTCCTCTGGCGAAGATAGTCTTCCTTGTTGGGAAGATATTCCACCACCGACAAAAGAGGAATTGATAGCTATTGCAGAAGCCCAAAGAGCGCAATTTATATCTCTTGCAAATGAAAAAATGACCCCACTTTCTGATGCAGAAGAACTTGATATAGCAACAGACGAAGAGATGCTATTACTCAAAGAATGGAAAAAATACCGCGTGATGCTTAATCGGGTTGATACGTCAAACGCACCAGAAATTGACTGGCCAATTACGCCATTATCGTAATTAATAGAAAGACCGGGATTCAGGAAGAACCCGGTCTTAATCATTTTATTATTGCTAATATTACAGCGATAAATGTTCTGTCATTATATAAGCTATTTTACGCCAATATTTTTCAGCTCATGCGATATTAGTGAATTATATGTCATTGGAATTTACTTTCCAGAATAAACATTTCAGCATGGAAATTATTTATCACTAAAATATATGAAAAATAATTAATCCCATAAGATATAAAAATATTTAATTATTATCTTTTATCTCTAGACTATGAGCGATAGGAAATTATCCTTACAATAATTTTAAAAATGACCTATAGAACTTTAGGGAAATATATATGAATCTCAAGAATGATTTTAAAGCGTTTTCTGTTAGAGATGGTGCTAATGTGGTGGCTCAAAATTTATATGAAGAGCTTCCAGAATTACAGTCTGGATTTCCGCCAATAGGTCTTACCACTCATGTATTAAATAAGGCATTACGTCAGTCATCAACAATATCATCGGTTGTAGCTGATTTTATTTCGGCAGAATCTGGTAGTGATGTTTTGGATGATGGTAATATCGCCAAACTCACGGCACAATTAAATAAAGCATTAGAGAAAAAAATCACAACAAAAATTCCTGATGCCTCATTAACACAAAAAGGTATTGTTCAACTCACAGATGGAATTGGCAATAGTAATACATTGGCTGCAACACAGAAGCTTGTCTCCGATATAAATAATAATGCCAATAACAGACTGGAAAAAACGCAAAACGGCTCAGATATTCCTGATAAAAATGAGTTTGTGAAAAACTTAGGTTTAGATAAAGCTGCAAACCTGAAAGTAGGCAATGGAATTAATCAGATTCCAGATATGTCGTTTTTCACCGCAAACTTGGTTAAGAATGGCTGGCAAAAATTGCCTTCGGGTTTAATTATCATGTGGGGATTAGCACAAGTTTATAACCATAGCAGCCCTCAATCTGGGTATTTAAATAACTTTCCAATACCATTTCCAAATCAATGCGTTAGCATCACATTGACTCACCGTGGTAATGATCCTCAAGCAGCAGGTATATTCTCAGCAACGATAGAAAATAAGAATCAGTTTCGGTGTTATAAAAATCTTAATTACCATAAACTCACTACTTTTACATTTTTTATGGCAATAGGATATTAATTAAAAAAATTATTTTGATTATTTAATTAAAACTGGCAAAGAATTATGAATAACAAAAACCATGTATTCAGTGCATTAAATAAAGCATTTTATCCGCTATCATTACAGCAGGATTACATTCAAGCAGGCTCATGGCCAAATGATCCTATACTTATAACTGATGATATATTCCATAAATTTTCAGGAATACCGCCAGAAGGAAAAACACTGTCCTCTGGCGAAGATAGTCTTCCTTGTTGGGAAGATATTCCACCACCGACAAAAGAGAAATTGATATCCATAGCGGAAAGCCAAAAAACACAATTTATATCTCTTGCAAATGAGAAAATAACACCGCTTGCTGATGCGGTCGAACTTGATATAGCAACAGACGAAGAAATGCTATTACTCAAAGAATGGAAAAAATACCGCGTGATGCTTAATCGGGTTGATACGTCAAACGCACCAGAAATTGACTGGCCAATTGCGCCATTATCGTAATTAACAAAAAGGCCGGGATTCAGGTATAACCCGGTCTTAATCATTTTGTCATTGTATTATTGCCAGCACTACAGCAGCAAATACCCTGTTATCATCCGAACTATTCTGCATACGATATTAGTGACCACTAATATTATTGAAATCCACTTTCCATAATAAACATTTCAATAGGAAAATCATTTAAGACAGTTTCTATAAAATAAATATTAATTACTCAGATAGTATCGAATTATTTATTAAAAAAAACATACAAAAACTATTAACACCATAATTTATAAAAGCATTTAATTATTGTTTTTTATCCTTAAACTATAAGAAACAGTAAATTATCCTTACAATGATTTAAGATATTACTATAAACCAAACATTAAATATTAGGAAAATTGACATGAGTCACAAGAATGATTTTAAAGCATTTTCTATTAAAGATGGTGCTAATGTGGTGGATCAATATTTATATGAAAATAGTCCAGAGTTGCAGTCTGGGTTTTCACCAGATGGTTTTATCACCCACATATTAAATAAGGCATTACGTCAGTCATCAACAATATCATCTGTTGTAGCTGATTTTATCGCGACAGAATCTGGCAGTGATGTTTTGGATGATGGTAATATCACCAAACTCACTGCACAATTAAATAAAGCGTTAGAGAAAAAAACCACAACAAAAATTCCTGATGCCTCATTAACACAAAAAGGTATTGTTCAATTCACAGATATCATTGGCAATAGTAATACACTGGCCGCAACTCAGAAACTTGTTTCCGATATAAATGATAATGCTAACGGCAGATTGGCCAAAAACCAAAATGGTGCAGATATTCCCAATAAAAATGAGTTTGTGAAAAATCTCGGTTTATTGGAATTATTATTGGCAGGTACTCCTTTGTTTACACAAGGGGATAATTTCATGACCTTTAAAATTCCATTTTTTAGTGGATTAAAGAGAAAATATCTCTTATTCCAATCTGTATATGCAAAGGCTCCAAATTTAGCTAACGAGGGGAAATTCACTATCACATACCCAATTGCATACTCTTATGAACCTCATGCTATACTTTCCAGCATGGGAGGATATATCAGTGGAGGTAACTATGGCGAAGGAGCTGAAATATTAAAAATCAATAAAGAAAACCTAGTAATAATATCACATTGGCAATCTCGTAATACAAGCTTTCCGCCTGTACGCATATTCGTAGTAGGGGTATCAGATAATTAACTTTCAACATTCATAGTTGTTATCTATCTCAGATTTTAGAATTATTTTGATAAAGCATCGGAATTTGATTGGTCAATTGCGCTATTATCGTAATTAACAAAAAGACCGGGATTAGAGTAATACCCGGTCTTTATCATTTTATTTATTCTAATACTATATATCCTTCATCTTTCAAGTTGCTGCTTTGTTGGCTGCTTTCACTTACCCCAGTCACATAGTTATCTATGCTCCTGGGGATGCGTTCACTTGCCGCCGCGCTGCAAATTGAAATCTATTGGGTATAGGTTGTAAATATTCTGTTACTATTCAAGTTATTTTCTCTCAAGACCTATTAACTACATAATATTGGAAGTTTTACACGTCCTTGACATATTTCCTATATAGTTAACTGAATAATAAAGTTCACACATAAGCGTTTTCTAAGATAGAAAAAATTTCATATATTATGGTTTTTTATTGCCATATTTAGTTTTTCAATGTAGTTTATGCCGTATAAAAATACAATAGGTGTGTAAGAGTAAGAAATTAAAACTGACGATAACACACTGGTATAAAATGAAAAATAAACTAAGTTATTAAAATGTCGTTATTAATCAAAAAAAGCTGTATTAATTGTGATATGTGTGAACCCGAATGTCCCAATCAGGCTATATCGATGGGAGATGAAATTTATGAGATTGATGCCGACCGTTGCACTGAATGCATCGGTCATTATGATACTCCAACCTGTCAATCAGTCTGTCCGATAAATAATACCATTATCACCGATCCAGACCGACAAGAAACAGAAGAGCAATTGTGGGATAAATTTGTATTACTGCATCATGCAGATAAAATCTGA